ATTCATCATCACTGCTCGGTTAGTACGAACACATTTAGATGTGCTCATCGTAAACCAAATTTAGCGCAGTGCCCAGCTGACAAAGAATTTAGAGAACTATTTACCGCATCCCCTGGTATGACTATGGTTGGGGCAGATTTAAGCGGAATTGAATTAAGAATGCTTGCCCATTATTTAGGCAGATATGACGGAGGTCGATATGCCGACATACTACTTAATGGTGATATTCACCAAGTTAATGCTGACAAAATAGGAATCACCCGCCGACAAGTAAAAAGTGTAACTTATTGCTTTCTTTACGGCGGCGGAAACCAAAAAATAGGTATGACATATGATAACTCTTTACAACCCAAGGAAGCCAGTAAAAAAGGATCCGAGATCCGAAAGGCTTTCGTTGCTGCAATCGATGGACTCGCCGACCTACTTTCAGCGGTTACAAATAAGGCTACTAACGGTTACCTCTTGGCATGTGACGGAAGAAGGGTGCTGGTCGATAGCCCGCACAAAGGATTAAATTATCTTCTTCAATGTGGTGCTGGCATAGTCGCCAAAAGATGGATGGTCATAGCTAATAACGCTATAAACAACATTCACACTAAACAACTTGCCTTCGTGCATGACGAATTGCAGTACGAAACTCCTCCTGAAAATGTAGATAATTTAAAAAATTTATTAGAAGAATCTGCAAAATTATCAGGCGAATATTACAAATTACGTTGTCCCATTGCAGCCGAAGCGAAAGCTGGAATGACATGGGCTGACGTGCATTAAATATATGAAATTATTAATTGATTGTGACTATATAGTCTATAAATGCTGTGCAGCTGCTGAAACAGAAATAGATTTCGGTGATGACGTAATAGTAGTGACTTCACAATTTAGTGAAGCCATGAAATGTGTTGAAAGAGAACTAGATAAAGTTAGAAGTGAATTTTCCTTTTATGACGATATTATTCTCTTTTTTACAAGCCCTAATAATTTTAGGAAAAAAATTTTACCGGAATACAAGGGTCATCGAAATAGAAAAAAGCCATGTGGATTTAAAAGAGTGATAAATGCTCTTAAGAAAAAATACAAGGTAATTATTAAAGATACTCTTGAGGCAGACGATAGCCTAGGAATTTATGCAACTAAGTATAAAGGCAACGTAATTGTTAGTCCTGACAAAGATATGCGACAAATTTCTGGCAAATTATATGACTTTAATGAAACTGTAGAGATTACACCTGAAGAAGGTGCAAAATGGCATCTCATACAAACAATGGCAGGCGATAATACTGATGGCTACAGCGGTGTGCCAGGAATTGGGATTAAACGTGCTGAACAAATCTTTAAAACGAAAGGCTACACATGGAAAGCAGTTGTAGAAACTTTTGAAGAGAAAGGCATGACTGAAGAGGATGCAATAACAAATGCAAGACTTGCTCGAATATTAACTGTCGATGATTATGACTCAGAAAAACAAGAACCAATCCTTTGGACCGCCACCTCCGATTACAAAATTGACGACCCATCAAGATTTGAAGCTACGCCAGCTTGAACTTTTATTAGCCAAACCTGAGACACGTAAAGAGGACATTGCAACTGTGATGATTGCATTACAGGAGCAAGCCTTTGTCTTATCAAATTGTATAGAAAACTTAATTAAAAAATGGCCGAAACCACCAACGACCACGGACCGTCCTACTACAAACGAGGTTCCATTGATGTTTGGGATTTTATTAGAGACCAAGGACTCGGATTCCACCTCGGGAACGTAATTAAATACACATGTAGAGCCGGTTATAAAGATAACCACATAGAAGATTTAAAAAAAGCAATCCACTACTTACAAAATGAGATCGAATTTAGAACAAGCCAAGGAATTTAGAAGTAAATACAACATCAAAAATTCAGACAATAAAGCAACAAGAGATTATCAATGCAAGTTAATTGCTGAAGAATACAAAGAATTTATTGAAGCTGAAGAGATGTTGTTTAGACATAACGATAAATACAAAGAAGAATGTCTTAAAGAATTGGCTGATCTTGTGTATGTCTGTTACCAGTACGCAGTAAACATGGGTTGGGATTTAGACAGAGCTTTAAAGCTAGTGCATAAAAGTAATCTATCTAAACTAGATGAAGATGGGAAACCAATTGTAAGAGAAGACGGAAAGATATTAAAAGGACCTAACTATAAAAAACCCAACTTACATTCACTCATATAAATGTCAAACATAATCGCTAGGACTGGTCGTGTCCAGTCATGGATTGATAATCCAGAATCACGTCTGCCCGTATCGTGCACAGTCTTTGTTGTTGAAGACTCAATGGAAGGAACTGATGGAATTGAAGCAAGCTGGAGATTTGTGTCGCATGCTCTTAGATATGGAGCAGGAGTCGCAGTCCACCTGTCGAAACTTAGACCAGCAGGAACAAAAACTAATAAAGGAACTGACACGCTCATCGCGAGCGGACCAGTGTCATTCGCAAAAATTTACTCAACATTAAATGAAATACTTAGACGTGGAGGGACGTACCGCAATGGCGCGTGCGTTCTTCATCTTGATATTAACCACCCCGATATTCTTGACTTCGTGCAAGTCGAAAGACACGAACTCCCATGGGTTAAAAGATGTGTTGACCTTACCGAAGACCAATGGGCTAATACAGAAGATGGAACAAAGGAAGCAATCCTACGAGGAATTGCAAAAGGAGATATTTGGCTCAACAAAATAAAATATGATGAACAAGGAAATAGAATCTTCTCCAACGTCTGTCTTGAAGTTTACCTGCCCTCACGAGGAACGTGCCTCTTACAGCACCTTAATATGTCTGCCTGTCGTATCGGCGACTTACGATCAGGTTTCCGTGAAGGCATGTCCTCGTTGTGTGAGCTTCATAGTAGGACAGGGATTGGAGAATCTGGAGAATATCTTACGCCAGATATCGACAGGCAAGTCGGATTTGGACTCTTAGGTCTAGCCAACTTCCTGGCTAACAATGACATAACATATGCCGAGTTTGGTAAGGCTCTTACAGCAACTAATAATGCTGAACCTTACGAAGGAAACGCAGGGTTAGCTGCGCGTGAACTTTATCTTGGCATTCAAGAAGCAGCTAACATTGCAAGAAAGAACAACATGGTTAGAGCATTTGCCATAGCTCCAACGGCTAGTTGTTCGTATAGAAGTAGAGATCTCAATGGCTACACAGCAACTCCTGAGATCGCACCTCCTATATCAAGAACAGTTGATAGAGATTCAGGTACATTTGGGGTAGAACGAGTTAAATATGGCGACAAAGTAGAAATCGCATCCGAAGTTGGATGGGAGAATTATAAAAAAGTAGCTGATCAAATAATGATCATGCTAGATAGAACTGGATTGCTTCATGGCTATAGCTTCAACAGTTGGAGCGACATGGTGACTTACGATGAGGCATTTATCGAAGAGTGGCTGAAAAGTCCACAGACTTCGCTCTATTACAGTTTGCAAGTAATGGGCGACACTCAAGATAAATCTGATGCATATGCTGCATTAGATCAATCCGATGTTGACGATTACTTGGCAGAGATAATGAGCAATAAACCTGATGAAATAGCTTGTGACTGTCAACAATGAACCCCTACGAAAAATTATTAAATAGAAAAAGAAAATGGACACCGGTCCAGACCACCAAAGGAATACTTAAATATGGCGCAGAAGAAACAGTGTACCGTGCTCTCGCTGTACGCAACATGGAATGTCCGGTTGGCGCGTTTGTATCTGATTCACTCTCTGAGATTCCTGAGAAAAGTAGAGAACTTTTGGAATCAAACATAAAAGATGAAGACAACCATGATCTGGCACTAGGTTATATCGCTAACGCAATAGGCGTAGATGATAAAGCTGAAGCTGAGGCATTACGTTTAAGAGATGCGTGGATAGCTCATCCAGATCACACAATACTGAAAGCCCTAGTAATTGAGAGAGCAATATTTTTTGTCTTGCTACCCTTCTTCAGATTCAATGGTGATGCTGGATTAAAGACAGTATCAGCCGATATTTCTAGGGATGAACAGATCCATGTGGCAACTAATAGTCTTGTATGTGCAGAGCTTGGTTTAACACCAAGTCCGTCTTTAGACAAGCTTAGAAAGGCAACAATTAATTGGATTATGCAACCATTAGCTGAACACCATTCTGATAAATATTTGAGCAAAAAATTTTGGACTGATGCTAGTGATCGCCTTATGTATGAAGGTAAAGCTCCACAATTAAACGACACAAAGGCTGCAAGAATGCCTGCTTTTTTTGAACATGACAACAGAAATCTCCCTAGCTACGCTTAGACTCCACAACGAGAGACTAGATAAGTTACTTATAAAGTTAGAGGAAAACTTCGGTTGGAAACCAATCCATCCAAAAGAAGATGTACAGACCATCATGTACAGAGCTGGTCAAGCCAGCGTTATTGAATATATAAAATCCATAATGGAGGACGAAATCTAATGTGTGTACCGATGTTATCACCACTGCTACTGCCTGCTCTTGGTATAGCAGCTGGACGCGGAATAGGAAGCCTATTAGGAATTAACGGTAGAAACCCAGCAACTCCTACTAGAAATCTAGCAGCACAACCATCAACTAAAGCTCCAGGTCCCATGGCTACTGGTGCTGGCGATGATGTAAAAACAAAAAAACCAGATGAATCAGTAAAGATTCAACAAAATGCAAAACAAAAAAGAGATAAACAAACTGTTAAAAAAGGATTAGGTGCTCTAGGAGCAGCTCCGGCTATTAACACTGGAATAGATAGTACGCCGTCTGGAGGAATTAATACAGGCTTATGATAGTAGCACGTCAAAGATACAATCGACTTTGCTCTGGTCGTTCACAGTTCCTTGACACCGCAATTGATTGTAGTGAACTTACGTTGCCCTATCTAATAAAAGATGACATGAGTGGTCCGAACCACAAGAGGTTAACTACCCCTTGGCAAAGCATCGGATCTAAAGCGGTTGTAAATTTGTCAGCGAAGCTTGCTCTTGCATTGCTTCCTCCGCAAACAACATTTTTCAAATTACAAATAAGAGATGACAAGTTAGGTGTAGACCTACCAGCTGAAGTAAGAAGTGAAATGGATCTATCCTTTTCCAAAATGGAAAGAATGGTTATGGATTACATTAATGCTTCTACTGACAGAGTAGTGTTAAACCAAGCTCTAAAGCACTTAATTGTATCTGGAAATGCATTAATATTTATGGGCAAAGATGGTCTTAAACATTTTCCCCTTAACCGTTTCGTAGTTAATAGAGATGGAAACGGGAACGTACTTGAGATTGTCACAAAGGAACTTATATCTCGTCAGGTTCTAGATGTAGACTTAGAAGAACCCATTGAAACCAATTCAGGAATTGATGAAGACAAGTCTGATGATAATGATGTTGAAGTTTATACATATGTACGTTTAGAGAACGGACGATGGGTTTGGCATCAAGAAGTATTCGATAAAATAATAAAAGGAAGTAGAAGTAGTGCACCTAAAAATGCAAATGCTTGGCTCCCCCTCAGATTTAATACTGTGGACGGAGAAGATTACGGACGTGGCAGAGTAGAAGAGTTCCTTGGTGACCTTAAATCTTTAGAAGGTTTGTCTCAAGCACTAACAGAAGGGGCAAGTGTAGCCTCTAAGGTTTTATTTCTAGTCAGCCCCAGCTCAACCACAAAGCCAAAAACCATTGCCCAGGCAGGGAATGGAGCGATTGTGCAAGGAAGGGCAGAAGACGTACAGGTCGTCCAAGTAGGCAAGACAGCAGATTTTAGAACAGCATCTGAAATGATTGCTAATTTAGAACGAAGAATTAATGAAGCATTTCTTGTACTACAAATTAGACAAAGTGAAAGGACTACAGCAGAGGAAGTCAGAATTACGCAATTGGAGTTAGAAAAACAATTGGGTGGTCTCTTCAGCTTGTTAACTGTAGAGTTCCTCATACCTTATTTGAATAGAACATTACACATACTTCAAAGGAATAACGAAATTCCTAAAATTCCTAAAGATTTAGTTAGACCACAAATAATAGCTGGTGTGAATGCTTTAGGTAGAGGGCAGGATAGAGAAAGCTTGACACAATTTATAGTAACTTTGGCTCAAACTATTGGACCAGAGGCAACTATGAAACATGTAGATTCAGCTGAATATATAAAACGCCTAGCAGCTGCTGCTGGTATAGATGTTCTTAATCTTATTAAGAGTCAAGAACAACTACAAAAAGAGATGCAGCAACAACAACAAATGATGCAACAACAGGAAATGACTAAACAAATGGGTCAGCTTGCTAGTGCTCCAATAATGGATCCAAGTAAGAACCCTGCAATGTTAGAAGAACCTGAAGGTGCAGAAGAACAACCACCTATAGAAGAATAATGGCAGAAACTTTAACAGTAAATGATACTCCAGAACAAGAAGGTCTGACAGCTGAAGAGCAAGATTCCTTACAAGTTGGAGAACAAATGGCTGAACAGCAAGATGAATTACTTGCTGGTAAATATAAGAATGCTGAAGAATTAGAACAAGCATACGTAGAACTTCAAAAAAAATTAGGAGAAAAAGATGACTTACAAGAAGGGCGGGAAGAAACCCAAGAAGTAGAAGCTAAAGAAGAGGTTGAAACTGAGCAACAACTTTATAAAGAAGATGGTTCAGTAAATTATGAAAGTGTTAACAAGAATTATGGTGAGACTCTAGGTAATTTATTTAAAGAAAAAAATGTAGATCCTTATAGTATTGCCAAACATTTTTATGAAAATAATGGTCAGATAACACAAGAAATGCATGACCAATTGACTGGTGCTGGTATTGGTAAAGAGGCAGTTGATGCGTACTTAGCTGGACAAGCAAAAGAAATGGGTATGAACTCTGATCTTAGCCAAGCTGATATTGATTCAATTAAAACATCAGTAGGTGGTGAAAAGGCATACGACAATCTTATGAATTGGGCTGGGCAAACTTTATCTCAAGATGCAATTAATTCTTTTGAAAACTTAGTAAATATAGGAGATAAAAATTCTATCCAGTTAGCAGTAGATGGGTTAGTAGCTCAATACCAAAATGACAATGGTTATGAAGGAAGAATGCTAACAGGTAAAGCAGCTAAGACAAACACTGATATATTTCAAAGTCAAGCTCAACTTGTTGAAGCAATGGCTGATCCTCGTTATGACAGAGATCCTGCTTATAGGGAAGCTGTTAGAGAAAAACTTGATAGATCAGATCTCAAATTTTAATTATGTCAAAAGAAACAAAAAAAGCTTACGAAGAATTTGGTAAGAACTTAGCAAACGTTAAAAAAAATTGGAACAAAATTAAAGATACGGCTAAGAAGAAAAAAGAATTAATGAAACAACTAGGTTATTAACTATGTATTTCGGAAATATGTTTGACCCTAGGAATCAACCACCTAGGGCAACACCTTTAAGACCTTCACCTCCTTCACCTCCTTCACCTCGAAAGGCTCAAGAGGCTTATAAAGCTGCACAAAAACTAGAGGAAGAAAGGCGAAAGAAGAAGAAGAAGAAGGCAAAATGAAAACTAAAGATTTAGACACGCTACTTCAAAATGAGTATGCGTATGAACCACCCATACAACTATTACCAAAACAAAAACTAATGTCACCAGAAGCAGAAAGATTTAATGGCTGGGCAGCAATGCTTGGCTTCGTAGCAGCTCTAGGAGCTTACGTAACAACAGGTCAAATAATTCCAGGAATTTTCTAATGGCAGCAATCTCAGTAACAAGAGAAAGCACTCAAACAAATTGGCAGAAGTTTTGCAAGTGGGTTACTAGCACAGAGAACCGCCTATATGTAGGTTGGTTTGGTGTGTTAATGATTCCTTGCTTACTAGCTGCAACCACATGTTTTATTCTCGCCTTTATCGCAGCACCGCCTGTAGATATAGATGGCATACGTGAACCAGTTTCCGGTTCTTTAATCTATGGAAACAACATAATATCTGGAGCAATAGTTCCTAGCTCCAATGCAATAGGACTGCACTTTTATCCGATTTGGGAAGCCGGTACTTTAGATGAGTGGTTATACAATGGCGGACCTTATCAACTTATTATCTTCCATTTCTTAATAGGAGTCGCAGCGTATGCAGGAAGACAATGGGAACTTTCATACAGACTAGGGATGAGACCATGGATATTTGTAGCATATACAGCACCACTATCAGCAGCTCTTGCAGTCTTCCTTGTTTACCCATTTGGGCAAGGGAGTTTCAGTGATGGTATGCCTCTTGGTATCTCTGGTACTTTTAACTTTATGTTCGTATTCCAAGCAGAACATAATATACTCATGCACCCATTCCATATGGCTGGTGTTGCTGGGGTATTCGGTGGATCTCTTTTCTCTGCTATGCACGGAAGTTTGGTTACTTCCTCGATTATTAAAGAGACGACAGACGAAGTATCACAGAACTATGGTTACAAGTTTGGGCAAGATGAAGAGACATATAATATTGTCGCTGCACACGGGTACTTTGGGAGATTAATTTTTCAGTATGCGAGTTTTAATAACAGCCGTTCTCTTCATTTCTTTCTTGCTACTTGGCCGGTTGTTGGCATATGGCTAACTTCAATGGGTATATGCACAATGGCATTTAACCTAAACGGCTTTAACTTTAACCAGTCAGTAGTTGATGTAAATGGAAAAGTTATTCCTACATGGGCAGATATTGTTAACAGACAGAACCTTGGTTTCGAGGTTATGCATGAACGTAACGCTCATAATTTTCCACTTGATTTAGCTTCAACTGAAGCAACTGAAGTGGCACTTACCGCCCCACAAATTGGTTGAAAAATTTTTGTTTATATCTAACCTTAATCACTAACTTATTTATATGCTCTGGCGTAATCCGCCATTGGAATAGTATGAAAACAAAAGATCCAGAAATCTTAAAACTACAGAAACAGGTAGATAAATTATTAGAGGAATATAGACAAGAAGAAATTCCTAATTACAAAGAACCTGAGGGTGAACCCTCTTATTAACATGACAGAAAACGTTAGACATTGGAAACAAACAACAACAGGTAGAAAGAATATTCCTATTGATGAGTTTGAAAAGTCTATAAAAAAGACACCTAAAAAAACAAAGAAAACACAAGAGCCTCAATCATTAGAGGAAGCTCTTACAGAAAATTAGCAACCACGTCCGTTCATCCCTTACGGGACGCATGACTCCTAAGCATGGAACGGGGCTTAGGTATATGGAGATGACACATGAAAGTTACTTTCGTATATCGTGGCGTTGCTTACACAAGAGTAATCGGTTAGGCGGTCAGGGAGGTTCAAGTCCTCCCTACTCAATTTGGCTTTTGACCCTTACGAGGACACTCATCAGCCGTCTAGACGGTGGGATAGACCACACACTAAATTGAGTCTTATATAAAACAAATAAGATTCCTATATTTTCACATGTGAAGACGACAATATATACCTTTAATTTTTTATTGAAAAATGGCTAACGCTAATCAAGTTGCCTTAGGTAGAAGTAATCTATCTACAGGTACTGGTTATGGTGGTGCAACCGATAAGTACGAATTGTATTTAAAGCTGTTCAGTGGAGAAATGTTCAAAGGCTTCCAGCACGAGACTATCGCTAGAGATCTCGTTACTAAGAGGACCTTAAAGAACGGTAAATCTCTACAGTTCATCTATACAGGTCGTATGACTTCTGAGTTCCATACACCAGGAACCCCTATATTAGGAAACAGTGACAAGGCTCCTCCAGTTGCAGAAAAGACCATCGTTATGGATGATCTACTAAT